ATGACCCTTTTTTGACTATACCTCGAGCGAAGAAGAAGACATTTGAAATATATTTTTCTATATATTTATGAGAATTAAAAAAGTATATATCCTATCCCCTCTTACAGAGTGGGAGGGGCAAGTAGGAATATTTTTTATAAACTAAATGTTTGATAGATATTATTATTTATTAAGCACCTATATCTGTGAAGTTCATTCTACTATATAATGTATAGTATGGCAAATTCATTGTTACGGGATGACCCATAATATTATTGTCTGTAGCGATATACAACCAATATGAATTGCGATGTTCGGCTGTATGGAACCCAGTTCCAACCTGACTATCTACAAAGTTAAGTGTCTTAACAATATCTTTATATGGGACTTTAAGACGGAGAAGTTTGTCTTTATTTTGTGATGAATTCGTGTGCGAGATTAAACTTACTCCACTCATATATTGTGAAGCGTCACCAGTCAATTTTATTTTCCTGTCTTCTACAATTTCAAAATCCTTATCACCAAAAACATTTAAGGGTTTAGTTAATATATTATACTGGTCGGGACTAGTCTCTCCCCATAATAATCCTTGTGTTGGAAACTTCGTGCCTCCGGCAACAACATCAGTTTCATTCTTCCAACGGAATAGAACTACCCTAATTTCATCAACAGTCTTCCCAGAAAAACCTACGCTATCTCTTGAACCCCGTAACATCAAATCTACAGTAATAGATTTAGGACTAATCTTGCTACCAAATCGTTCATTTCTTGTAGCATCAGTCATACCAGCAGGGCTGCTAGTATTTAGTTGAACGTTTGATAAGCAATGGAAAACTCCACCAGCATTAAGACGAAAGACAGGGTCGTAATCGAACTCTACTACATGCTGTTTAAGTTCAGTAACTTTAGATAACTGGGACTGAACTATGTTCTTAACTTGCTTCTTTTCAGTTTTAGTAAGTTGTCCTCGTGGCATTGTTGTTTTGGATAATATAATAATATATTTTTTTTCTATGCTTAATGTATCCCCCCAATTATGAAGCAAAATACGAAAAAAGAATTACGTTACAGACGATGGTGTATAACTGAAAACAATTATACAGATGAAAGCATTAAAATACTCAGTGAACTTCCTACTAATTATATCATAGTCGGTAAAGAAATAGGTAAAAAAAAGAAAACACCGCATCTACAAATATACCTTGAATTCGTGAATGCTAAGACTTTTAGTGCCGTTAAAAAACTACTCAAAAAAGCACATATAGAAGTTTCCAAAGGAAACGCAAAACAAAATACGGACTACTGTAGTAAAGATCAAGATGTAATTTTAGTAAGAGGCGAACCATTTAATCAAGGTAAGCGAAATGACCTATCGTGCATCAAAGAATTAATACAACAAGATTATAACATTAGAGAAATGCTAGAAGAAGAATCAATCAAATCCTTACAAGGGCTACGAATGGCGGAGAACTTAATGAAATACGTTGAGAAACCGCGTTCAAAGGCTCCAAATATTATATGGAGGTATGGGGCAAGTGGTTCAGGGAAAACCCGATGGGTTTATGAAAATTACACAGAAGTGTTTTGCCCTATAAACTTTAAATGGTGGGAAGGATACGATGGACATAAAGTTGTATTGCTTGATGACTTAAGAGGCGACTTTTGTAAATACCACGAGTTTTTAAAACTAACAGACAGATACCCATATAGAGTAGAATGTAAAGGAGGTAGCCGGCAACTTTTAGCGGATACCATAATTATTACTTCACCTGTACACCCTAAAGAAGTGTGGGATACGATTGAAGACAAAAAACAACTCTTACGTAGAATTACAAAAATAGACCACGTAGTCGAAAATTACACAGAAGTCAAAAGGGGTAATACTA